ATCAAGCATTCTGACGGCAGCGTCACCAAGTACTTCCACGCAAGCTCTATTGATAAGAGTTTGAAGCCGGGAGATCAGGTCAAGGCTGGCCAGGAAATCATGAAGGCTGGAAAATCCGGTAATGTCAGTGCTCCCCATCTTCACTTCGAGCTTATGAAGCCGAATGAGCAAGGTGAACTGGTGTCCGTCAATCCACTTGAGCACATGAGAGAAACGTTCTCCGATTTCGTTGTCAAAGACACAGGTCGCATCTTGCAGGCCTCACCATAAACATGATGAAAGTCCATCCACCAACGGAGTACATGGTCGTCACATCGCGCATGGGTATGCGTGACGGCCAGAGCCATGACGGGATTGACTTGCGTGCTCGACACGGCACCGCGATCAAAGCGTTCCGGCCAGGAGTAATCTTCGAGGTAAAGCGATCCGACCATCCTGATGACCCATCGGGAAAGTACGTCACGATCCTCGCTCAAGACCCTGAGGAGATTCACAAGTACTTCCACATGTCTGAGATTGATCCCGATTTACAGGTAGGTCAAGAGGTCCGTGCAGGACAGCAATTTGCTCTGGCTGGCAGCACCGGCAACTCTGATGGACCTCATCTGCACTTCGAGATTCATCGCAAGAACGGTGAAGGCAAGTTTGAGCCTATGGATCCTATTGCGTTGTACCCTGACCATTTCCATAAATACATGGACAAGGAAACAGGACAACCAGTTAATATTGACCAAATACTGAAGTCCAACACGCGAGTCGATAAGCCTAGATTCGCTTGATTATGGAGTGGGCGTGGCCGAGAACGACACACAGCAAGACGACTCAGAACTTATCGATGCTTTTCTTCAGGAAGAGCCTGATGTTGTAGACGACGATTCGTTCATCACAGAAGCCCAAGAAGACGACAGGCGCAATCTCCTTGGTGACAACTATGGTGGTCAGACCGATAAGGTTGCTGTGGCTCAGACCGCAGACGTTCTCGCATCGGAAATCGATGACCCAGAGGTCGACACCGACCTAGCCAAGCAGCAGATATTTGAAGAAATTGCGGAGGATGAGGTCGCCTCTCGGAATGTCTTTCCGCTGCCCGAGGTCGATCCTGGCTCACTGAAGCCGACCATCGAAGAGTACGTGAAGCTGATGGCTGACGCCAAGGCCAAGCAAGAGAAGCAGTATCGGGACGCTGGGTATCCAGAAGACATCGTCAAAAAGTTCACGAATCAGTACATGCTGGCGCTCACGACTGGTTCAGCGCTTGAGCCTGGATTCAGCCCTATCGAGTCGCTGGGCAATGAAAGCAATGTCATCATCGCATCAGACAACCCATACACGATGATTCGGCAGCAGGCTTATGATGCCAAGGTTCTAGAGATCGAGAGAGCCAAGCAGCAAAAGGGATTCTTTGATCGCAACATTGCTCTTGCTATGGCCTATTTGCCTACCGTGTCTGCCGAGAATGCGATGGATGTGGCGGATGCTATTGATGCTGGCATCGTCAAGCCCGATGCTGAGTTCCTTATGCAGGTCGACAAGGAACTCGAAAAAGACAGCAAGATCACCAAGTATGATGCCTATCTCAAAGTAGCTGAAGACTTCAAAAAGGCGGGTAAACGAGACTATTTGTCTGAGGCACCCATTTCTGATGTTGAAAAGCAACAAAGAGAGGAGCTTGGATTTCTTGGATCGCGAACCACACAGGATGTTTTTGCTACTGGCGTCGGAGTTGGAGTAGCTGTTCCAGTTATCAAGAAAGGGTTCCAGAGGGGCTTTGAGCTTAGTCGGGGTGGTGGAGTAAAGGGCAAGCTTCTGGGTGGTGTCGCCGGGGCTGGTGTAGCCGCTACAGGGCTATTTGGTGGTGCTGGTATTGGTAGCCTTGGATACATGGCCACCGACGCAGCATTTAACGTCCGGTTTGGTCTTGAAGATGAAGAATACGACCTACCTCTCATTCCCCTGAGGAAGACGACAAACGGGGTGTTGGATGTTCTCAGTGGAATGTCAGATGCCGTTCCCGGCTTTGCCAGCATGCAAACTCGTCTCGAAATTTTGCCAGCAGCCACCAGAGCACAACTGACGACCGAGATTGTGAATCTTGCGGTTGACCTTGGGTTGTCTGACAAAATCAATGAGATGCCGAGCGTGAAAGAATGGCTCGATTCAGCATCAAAAAACCCAGCACTGACTCAACAAGCTATCGAAAATTCGACACAAGATACGATGGCGATGTTTTATGGCCCATTGAACTGGGCACTACAGACAGCGTTTCACCCGCTTATCGAAGAGGAGATCAAAGAAACTCTCGATGACTTGGGTCTTGTGAAGAAAGACTCAGAGTACTGGAAGGCTCGTGAAGAGCTTAAAGGCAATGTCTTGTCTGAGTTCGGTATCAAAACAGAAGTTGAGGACAAGCCTCGGGCAGAAGTGCTACGAGCGTCAATGCTTCAGGATGTGGCAGCCGAGATCATTGGTAGTCCTGAGTACAGAGAAAAGAAAAACTTCGACCGGATTATGGCGATTGGTCGTATGCGCGCCGAGGCCAAGGAGGAGACCTCACTCCGAGCCCTTGAGTTCAACGAGGACACTTTCTACAAAGAGTACGAGAAGTTTGAGCGGGAACCTGAAAAGTACACGAAGTACGACAAGCAGATAGCCATCGATACGCTCATCAACAGTTCTACTTGGGACAGTGCGAATAAGAAATGGCGCGGCAAGGAGCCGAATGTAGAAAACGCCATTGAAGTCGTTAAAGATTACTATGAGCGTGGCTTCGATGACCTGAGTTCAGAAACGTACCCAGAACTCTATCGTTTAATGACATCGATTAAAAACGATGCACCGAAAGATGAAGTTCAGCTCATGCTCAACTCGATGCCGTTGTACTACGTAGAAAAGTTGAATGCTTCAAACAGAGATCCCATATGGGCTCGTCCATCATTCGATGACATGATGGATTTCGCTAAAGAAATCTACGAGTTCAAGCACAAAGAAAGAGGCGCTACGGCCACACGAATCGCAACCAAGGGATTCGAGCGCTCGATGTTTAAGCTTATTAGTGATCAAGGTGGCGATTACTTGATCAAACCTACACTTCTCAAGCGCGCACAACAGTTCCTTCAATACGGCTCTGCGGTTGGTGGTGAGATCCCGTGGACAACGCCAGACATCACAGTGCCATTCCTCGAAAAGATGGGCGTACCTAAAGGCTATATCGGCTCCGGTGCGGGCCTGGATCGCGAGTTTGGCACAGGTGTCCGTGCTCACATGCCAAACTTGTGGGCTCGGGCGTCGTCATCAGCAAGCCAGCTTATTGGGGGCTCCGGGACGGGTGTAGAAGAGGTCTACGCAAAGATTGGGATCACAAGGGATGACCCTCGATTCGCATGGGCGCTATTCGGTCACGCGACTGATTTCCTTCCGTATGAATCGTTCGCCATCAACTCTGTGGTGAAGCCCACTAAGTTCGCGATGAATATCAACCGACTGTCTAAGAACAAGATGTTTAAAGACGCTACTGGCCCAGGAGCCACGAGGTTGGCGTTTCTCGAAGCGTTCGATGGCATCCGTACATCTAAGTCTACCGATGCTGTGAAGGCGTATCACGAAGCCCTCGTCACCATCATGCGTACAGAGATCGCCGAAGGCAGGAATCCGCTGAGGTTCCTCACTGCGGCAGAGCAAGATCTCTTCAACGATATGTTCACCGCTACTGGCCGGAATCCCGATGATGCCAAGGCCGCAATGGAGAAGGCGACCACTGTAGCCAACAACATCAGAGGCCTATCTAAGAAGGTGAAGAGTCAGGTCGGAGACAATGACTACGTGCTGCTCCGAGCATCACCATCATATCAACGACTTCGTGCAGATATCGATCGTCTAGTGCAAGCAGGCGTCATCGATGGTGAGTATGCAGACAGCGTGATGAGCATGATTGAGTATCAAGCCATCACAGCCGCTAAGTCCAGTGGTGGTAGATCTGTAAGTCCAGAGCAGATTCTTCAAGACACGGTCGTCACGTACAACAAGCCTCCGGGTGCTGGAATCAACCCGACCATTCGCATTGTCGATGTCGATGAGAACCCACTGTCTGGTCAATCAGGTGTGCCCAGAGGCTACTTCGAGTACGACGATCGCACCGGCAGAGCAGTCATCAATCTGTTCAAGAATGGAGACATCAACACCGTATGGAAGATGGAGGGTCACCTCATCTCTCACATTATGGGTGTCGACTTCAGGAATCGTGTATTCACTTTCTTTGACCACGAATACAACAACGCCGGTCAAATCAGACTGACTGACTCAGGTAAGCGTCAGTTCGCTGAGGCTTGGTCCGCATACAGGCGTACAGCAGACAACCCGAATGGGTTCATTCGTCGCATGTTCGATGACCTGTGGCTCGGTGTGCAGAACTACTGGTCGAAGCTTCGTCGCAAGCCCAGGGTCCTTCCGACTGAGTTGAGGGACTACTGGGACCTTGAGTTCGGTGAGCTACCGACAGACATCAGAAAGGCGAACTCCCTGTCATCTGGAGCGATCTTCCACCGGCTTCGTCGTCAACACGAATCATCCACTCGACCTGTCGGTGAGCAGGCAGCCATGAGATCACGGGAATCCATGGTTAAAAATCTTGGCTATGACGAGTCCGTAGTCAGAAGTCTGTTCGGAGACCGTAGAACAAAAACTGTACGTAATGTTCGGGATCTTGAGAGCGGTGAGATCAAGAGGGTTGTTGAATCTCAATACCTGCCTCGTAAATACGACACCATCGACGCTACGATTCAAGCTATTGCGATGATCAAGACCGCTGACTTCCGAAAGAGGACGGGTAATCGCAAGTATGTAAACGTTGGAACAGATCGGTACCACGTCTCTGAGAGTTCGTTGAATCACATCGTCAACCGCGTCAGAAGTCGACTGAGCGGCGCTATGGGTGAAAACTGGCAGACGACTAAAAAGAAGATTTTTCAAGTGAATCGTGATCGAGTCAACGTGCTGAGAGATCAATCACTGTGGCCGTCCAACGTTGCAAGCCGTGATGTAAACGCCTTTGCTGACCGGATGTCTGCGGCTAGCGGTAAGCGTGATGGAATGGAGGTCGCTACACAGCAAGAGTTCTTCGTGCTCGATGCGAGACAAGAAGCAGGACTGAAGACTCTGTTGCAAGAAATTGGAAATCAACCAGAGGCCGATGCGCTGCCGCTTCAGTTGCTCGACCCATACGCAAATCTCAAGATCCTGTCGAATGCTGAGTATGAGAAGATTCAACAGGTGTTGATGGACATCGAGGCAACACCACTGAACAGACGCAGCCGAAATGTGATGGAAAGGCCTCTGTACGAGAGCATCAGCCAAGCGCTGACACAGCGAGGGTTTGAGACGATTGCTGATTTGATGAAGGTCTCAATCAAGTATCTGAGCAAGGATACATACCTTCCTGCCGGATCACATGATCCCGCCATCGCAGATGCAATACGCGGCGGTGTTCGCAAGATGAAGGCCGCCTACAAACAGTTGATTGAGATTGCTAAAAGCAAAGACTTCAAGAACATTGATACGGTTGCAGTGTTCTTTAAGTCTCAACTTGATCGAGCGGTATCAAGGATACCCCTGTCCTATCTCGACGACTTAGAAAAGCTGATGATGTACTTCGGCAACGCCGAGACGGACATGGTTGCCAAGGCAACAGAAGATGCTCTTGCTGCCAAAGCATCCGGCGTGACTCCTATTCCTGTCACTAGGTTCTCGGCTGCTGAGATTGAAACACCGACCATCGAGGGCATTTTCCGCAAGCTGGCGTCAATTCAACAGATTCTCGACGGCCCATTCGGCATGACCGCTAGAGAGCGGGAGTCTCTGAATGTTCTGAGATCGCTGAAGATCAAGATGGACAATGGCAAGAAGATGTCTGATTTGAATGGCGACGAGAGTGCCATTGTTGCAGATGCCATCAATGTCCTACACCAAGGGCTTATAGAAAAGGACGCATACGTTCAGGACATCGGAGAGCGCCTGATTATGCGTGCTCTTGCTCTACAGACCATGAAGCCGACGTTTTATGGTGCGAAGGGTAGCAGGAGAACAACTACATATAAAACATATAAAGCTTGGTTCAGCGGGACTAAGGCAGACATTGATTATTTATTTGAGCAGCCAGACTTTAGTAGAGATGTTTTTAGAGAATTTCGTGTACCAGGGCCTAAAGTAACACTTCAATATGGCGGCAGGGGTAAGAAGATTACCTCAAATGAAATCGGTATTATCGACGAGTTCAAAGATGTAGTAGCTAGAAAGGTTGGTCGTGAGCTTCCTGAAGTGAACCTGCGCATGATCTCTATGTTGATGCTCATGAAGATGGACGATGTGCAGCATGAGATCGCCCAGGAGCTTTTGAGTCTTGGGTACAACGCCACTAGAAGAGATGTGGTGGGGTCTCAACCTTTGTCGTCACAGATAAGTGTGGACCGATATCGATACCCAGAAAGGGTGATTTTCTACCTTAATCGTGAGCTTGATCAGTCTGACATCATCAAGTTCGGCGGCAGTAAGAGTAAGGCTCCATTGAAGCCAGGAGATGATCTGTATGGTCCGACAGAAGTTGGCGATGTCGACTTCAAGACAAAACCTCAGCCACTGAATGAGCTTGATTTTGCTGCTCAACATGAGGCTCACAGCATTCTGAACCGTGGCGGATTCCGAATAGAAAACGGAGACACTCAGTTCATCCGCATTGGTGACAAGTACTTCGCTATGCCTAAGAACATCCTCGATGTATTCGAGGACACGATGCAGGCTCAGTATCCATACCTGAGATTCAAGTATGACTGGGGCAAGAATGGCTCAGGTGAGTACTTCCTTGATGGCATTCCAGACAACAAGGTTCGTCGCCGCCTTCAGCAAACCGCTGCTGCTATCGGCAAAGTGGCGTCTATTATGTTGTCTCCGACATCGTTCTACACCGGCTTGTTGATCGGTACAGGTGGCTTGCCAATGGTCGGTTACGGGATGGGCGTCTTCATCGGCGGACTGAGTCAACTCCACCTTGGGTCTGGTGCTCGGGCAGTAGTTCGGGACGCTGTTGCAGGCCCTCTTGTATTGACTGAGACTGCAAGGCTGGCTGTCACAAGTCTCTCTGACAGCACCAAGACTACGACCAGCTTTACTGCTGGTGTGCTCGCTAGGCTTCACGGCAGGAACTCGGCAGTGCCAGAGACTCCACCGTTGCTGCTTCCAGATGGCCGCGTCATCACGGCTGATCAGGTGGCGAACAGTGTCGATCGTTACGGCTGGCGTGGATCGATGGTTGATCGAGTAGTTGATCAGAGTGCGTTCAATGAGTTCTATGAGCAGTTCGCTAAGTCGAACCCAGTGCTAGTTGGCACGACATTGGGTGCGCTACTGGGTATTACCGTCCCTGGTGCTTCGGTCGTGGCCTCTACGGTATTCGGAGCCACGCTAGGCAAGATACTCAACCCTGCAAATGGATTCTTCACTAAGACGCATAAGTTCTATAGAGAGTCATTCTCAGCAATCGATTCATTCTTGAGAATCAAGGTGTTGACCGACGAACTGAAGCGTGGTGCGTCAATGGAGCAAGCCGCTGCCAGGACGAGGACAGTGGCTCTTGATTACTCAAACTTGAGCGAAGCCGAGAGAAGCTTCATCGGAAGGTACTTCGCCTTCTACACCTACTACAGAGAGTCTATGGGCTTGTTCCTCAAGGCTCTCGCTGACAACCCTCAGCGGGTCATCAACCAGTTGAAGTTCATTCAAAAAACTCAGGAAGAGCGCACCGACAAGCGTTTGGCACAGGGTGAGTTGTCTTCATACGATGACTACCGGGCTTTTCTGCCATTCAAGATCGGTGATGAGTTCTATCGGATGCCGTTCTTCATCGCTGGTGATGACTTTGCAATCCTTCTTGAGGCCATATCTGCGCTTCCGTTCATTAATGACACCGGAAAGGCTGACGCACTAAGAAAGTTGCTTGCCAGAGCGTCACCACAAATTCTGCTCGGTCTCGAAGCCTTGCTTGAGATTGATCCAGTGAGAGGCACGAAGAGGTCTGAGTCTGCATTCACAGTGCCGTACCATATCGTAAAGCTCGATCGAGTAACGACTGGTGGATATTTGTGGAACCTGCTCGACATTAAGCACTACAAGGCGAGTGAGATTCGTTGGGATGAAGACGAGGGCAAGGGCAGAAAGCGTGTGTCGATGAACGCCATCGAGCACCCTGGCAGAGGCGTCTACATCGCTCAAAACAAATCCGCATACATCTACTTGATGAACTACCTTCAGACTCCACTTACTGGACGGATGGGCGACAACTTTGTGGCTCTGCAACGGGCAAATATTGATCCGATTGACAGCATTCTGGATGCTCTCGAATATGTTTCACAAGAGTACAACGATGGTGATCCGATTCTAAGCACAGTCGGACCACTGCTCCTGGGCGGAGTCGTGACAAACAAGGATGCTGGATTCAGTGAACTTGATCTGATTGACTATACCGACCCAGCAGATCCACGTATCGCGCCTCTTGGAGACATGGTCAGCTTCGAGAACGACAGTCAACTTGACACGGCAAGGATCGACCTGCTCAAGAGTCAAGGCAAGGCGTTTGAGAGGGATGGCAGGACATATGTGTATACCGATCAGTTCTACCCAGGAGAGGCTGCAAAGGCAGTTGGGTTCTCTCGATCACCGAAGATCGATAGGCAGAAAGATCTGGGTATGAAACTAAGGGCACGTATTGCTAGACTTAAAGAAATGCTAGATGTTGAGGAAACACCTCGGACAACCTTAGATTGATATGGTTACTCGGCTTATATTGAGCTAATCATCAGCAAACCTTTTATGTTATCATTCAACCGATCCTCTTCCCCTTCCCCTATGGAGTATTAAATGTCTCGAATTCCTGAACTGTCTGGCGGTCGTCGCCTTGAGCACGACATCCCCACCGAGGGTGACCTTCAACTTGAGCCCGGAAAGGGAATCAAGGCTCGTGGTCAAACCGCTTTGATGACGCTTCTGTCTGGCGCTACAAGCCTGCTCGCTCTCAAGAGTGAAGCAATCACTTGCGCGGCACACCACGCTCTGCTTGTTAGTGGAACGGCTGCTGCGAACCAGACCGTCATCACATCAAACGTGCTGCTTATCGATCCTGCTGGAGCGGGTCGGAACATTACGCTTCCTGCTGAGGCCAGCAGCACAGGTCTTTTCCTGTTGATCTTCAACACTGCCGACGCCGCAGAGGCTCTCACCATCAAGGACGATGGTGGAACAGACATCATTGTGCTCGACCAGAACCAGCATGGAATCGTGTTCTGTGACGGCACGAGCTTCATCGGATTCATGGGCGGCGAGACCTGATCCTGAACCTTTGATCTGAGGGGGGTTTCGGCCCCCCTCTCTCAACCATTTTTTGGAGGCTCTAATGCAGGGGTTTATTGTCAATGATGCAGAAGTAACAGGCATCAACGGCTCGTTCGATCTAACGAAAAAAATATTGCTTCATGAAGACAACGATCCTTCCACAGGGATGGATGTTTTTTCAAAAGCGATGCCCAACTCGTGCTACCTGTCTCATCTCGATATTCAGGCAGACGTTACAAGTGGAACACCAACTAAGTTCACTGCTTTTTTAACTTGGGATGAGAACGGTGATGACCCTTGCACCGGCCTCGCCGAGGGAATCAAAGCCCAGGTCGGATTAACTGATACGAGCCTTCTTTCTACGTCGATTTTTCTTGGCACATATGTGACTCGACCTGCTGGGCAAACTACATCTGGAAAGTTGTACCTTCATTTGAAGCAAAATGCTGCGGGCGGAGTAATCACCTTGAAGAAAGCTCGGCTGCACTGGGTTGTTCGCGAAACTGTTTAATCGGAGCATACAATGGCTGACTTTTACAACCGTGGGGGTGGATCTCAAGTCCTCACAGACCTTGAAGTAGACGGAACTACGGTTGTGGTCGATGAGACCAATGACCGCGTTGGCATCGGCACGGATACCCCAAGAACTAAACTCACTGTCGAAGGTCCAGTCACACTTAAAGAGCAGGCAAGCGCTGATGGTGACACCGCAGCGTATGGGCAGTTGTGGGTCAAGACTGCTACACCCAACGAGCTTCATTTCACCACAGATGCTGGTGACGACATCCAGATTACGTCTGGCACATCGATTGTGGGATCGGCCAGTGCCGTCTCAATGACCAACGGTTCGGACAACCGCATCGCGACAGCGACGGGTGCTTCGGCTCTTAACGGTGAAGCGAACCTGACGTTCGATGGCAACACGCTGACCCTGACCGACGCTGTCTCCGATACCAGCGCCGGGACGTTTATTGCGGTCGATGTCAACTTCGACAAGACCGGGAACAGCACCAGTGACAACACCATGATCGGGATCAACCTCGACATGGACAACACGTCAGCTACCGGCGGAAACAATGAGATGGTGGGCATCAAGGTTACGCCCACTCTGACTCATGCCAGCGGTACGGGAACTGCGACCTGTAAGGGTCTTGAAATTGTCGCTACAGGGGCTACGGCAACGCCCCAGCAAGAGACTGTAAGAGCCATCGACATCATTGCTACTGGTGCGGAGACAAACCAGGGCATCTTTATGAAGGTAGACAACGGCACTGGTCCTGACATCAAGATGGTCAGTTCCGCCAACAACGCCGATAGTTGCACCCTGACTACTAGCGCCAATGGCGAGTTCACTATTGCGACGACGGATGCTGATGCTGCACTGGCGCACATCAACATTCAAGCTGATGGGAACGTGAACCTCAAGAGCGGGGCCAACACGGGTATCTCGATCAACAGTTCTGGCGAAGTCACCACCTTCAACATCCCAGCAGCAGCCGTTGCTCAGGCCTCTGACCACATTATCTTCCTTGATGGTGGCGCTACAGGCGCACCCAAGGCCGAGTCAATCGACGACTTCCTGACGGCAATCGCAGGCTCTGGTATTAGCGTATCAAGCAGCCAGTTGACTGCGTCTGGTGGTGGCACCGCAGCCGACGACTCGAATCTCATTCTTCACATGCAAGTGTTCGCATAGGAGCTAAACATGGCTACGATCTCACGAAATCATCTCAGTGGATGTGCTGACGGTATTCCGATTGCTCTGGCTATCGACAGTGGGACATTCACCACCATTCATAGTATTACGACGACCACTGCGGACTTTGAAGAAGTCTATATCTGGTTGTCGAATATTAATACGACTCAAGAAATCGTGACGCTGACGTTCGGCGGTAGTAGTGACGTCAACAAAGTCATCGTCAAGGTTCCAGCAGAGTCAACTGTTCTCGCTGTTCCCGGTTGGACATTTCAAGGCGCTTCTGGTCCCAACACGATTACTGGTGCGTCTACGACAGCCAACAAGGTCAATGTCCATGGATACATCAACCTAATTGATGCTGCGTAGGTAGTCATGGATAAGCGTGGTCGCATTCCTGGTCCAATTCAGAAGAACCTATCGATTGGAAACCTCGATGACTTGGTCAATAGCGGAGTCAGTCGATGGCAAACTATCGACGTGCATGATGGTAGTTGGACGCTGAATAATGTTAGCAGCAACTTGGTTGCTAGTAGTTCATCTTCTGCGGGGATGAGAATCGAGCTTGATCAAAGTTCTAACGGTTTGCGTTGGAATGAAACTAAAGCCGAAACACCTAGATGGTACAAGAAGCTCCAATTCGATAACGGTCAGCTTTGCACATGGGCGGATAAGTTTCAGATCGAGTTCATGGTTCAACTGTCCGCGAGACACACCAACACTACCATCGTTGACAAGAATGGGATCGTTGTGGGAATCGCAGATACTACCTGCATAAGTGCTACTAGTGACGTGGAATGGATGGGTGTTTCAGCAGGCATCAATCTCAATCAAACGGTCGATGGGGTGGCAAACACGGCAGGTCTGAACATTAAAGTCGGCGGTGATGGCGCTCTTTCAGGAAACAACGGCACGAATGTTCAGAGAGCATATGCGATCATTGCACCAAACTTCGACGGAACCGACGATGATGGTAATACATCGACGTTGCATGGTATGTCTTTCGGGTTCAACCCAAGCCTTCAATATGTGAGTCACCAAGCATCCGGCGCGAACACTCACGAGTATGTTGGTACAGACGATGTTTACTTGTTCCTCGCACCGAACTGGATCGGTACATCGTCCCTTAGCGCGAATGCCGATAATACATGGAAGGTTTGGTATCGGATTAACTTTTTAGAGAATTTTCTGACGCCCGAATGGCAACTAAACGGCGGCCAGTCGCGCTAATCACTTCAAGGAGAAATCATGAAAGATTTCATCGACCAACTTTTTTGCTCACAGAAGCGCATCTCTTGGCGACGACTGGCTGTGCTCGCTCTCGGAACCGTACTGCTGGCAAGCGGCTTGCTTGATTCTGAGCAGTGGCTGTACCTTAGCCTTGCTTATATTGCTGGCGATTCAGCCGAGAAGGCAATGAGCGCAATCTCGAAGAAGTAGTAAATGGCCTTTGTAACCACCAAGTTTGATGACGCATCAGAGTATAAAATTGCGTACAATTCTCAGATTACAAATGATGTCACGTCTAATCTTACGGGAGGGCCAGGCGTTCTGTATTCAGTTAAAATTGAAAACACGAACAATGCTGCGGTGTACTTGAAGATGGCGAATGCCTATACGGCAACGTCTGGAACAACAGCACCAGACTGGATCTTTGAGTGCGCTGCATCCAGTACCTACTTTTTTGAGATTCCTGGTGGCGTCGAGTTCAACGCACTGTCTTGCTGGGCAACAGAGGCGGCGGCGATTAACAACGATGTTACTCCAAGCGTAAGCGGTAACGAATATGTTCGCGTTACTATTGTGACGGGTTGATATGGCTGCGATACAAACTGGCGTAAAGAATGACCTCGCACCCAAACTCATCGTTGATGAGAGCTTAGGGGCGACATCTCAAGATGATGTTACCTCAGCCGCTGGCTCTGTATACATGGTTCAGATTGACGCTACCGCTGGGTCTCCAACTACATCTGAGCCTGCATGTTACGTCAAAATGGTTGATGCATCTAGCGCCACTGTTGGAAACACCAGCGCAGACATAATCTTATATGCTCCAATCGGAAAAATAACTTCATATGTTATCAATGGTGGTTGGGCATTTTCTACTGGTTTAAGTATTTGGGCTGTTACATCTGCTGCCGTTAGCGGCAATGTTTCTCCAACCTCTAGTGTCAAAGTAACTATATTTTCCTCATAGGTGGAACAATGTATCAAAGTAAAATTGCATGGGCTCGAACTCAACTCAACTCTAAGTTCGGCGATAAGTCTGGGGGCATTCGCGCTCTTCTTGTTGTGATTAGTGAGCTTGAAACTAAAATTTCTAAACTAGAGGCAGATGCGAAGGCTAAAAAATCTAAGCCTGCCGCTAAGAAGCCTGCCGCTAAGAAGCCTGCCGCTAAGAAGTCCACAGCTAAAAAGTAGTTACTATCATCATGTCGATCACTGCTTGTTGAGCGGCATGGTTTTAGTTGATTTGTGTAGTGTAGTGATCGACTTCAACAAGAGTTTGGAATGTTCAAGATGGAACCAGTAACGCTGACGACAATCACTGTTCTCGCAGCCCTGGGCGTCGGTTTCGGCGCTGGGTGGGGTCTGAAGCCTGATGCGGGCGTAAAGGCGCTTGAGGCGCAAACAGAGGCGATTGAGGCCTTGAATGAGGGCAATCAATCACTCGTAGAAAAGGTACAAGAGGTTTCCGTCGAGGAGGCCAAGCGAGAAAGTGCCATCGCCAACAAGCTCACGGACCTGCCGCCTCCATGCATCAAGGAGGTTGGGGGGGATCCCATGTCTCTTCAGTGCATGTGGGCCCTGTGTATTCGTACTGGTGAAACAGATAAGCAACGATGTGAACCGTCCAAGTTGACCGACAAGCTTCTTGGGTCTTATAGTTGTCCTGAAACCGCTCAATAGGACCGAGGTGTGCTGTGGAAATCAAAGATATTGCAGTCCCTGCCCTGACCGTCATCTTTGCGGCGGGCGTATCGTTTGCGTCACTTGAGTCTGCGGCCCAAGATGTAGAGGAACTCGACAAGCGAGTGACGGTTCTTGAGAGCAAGAAGGCGACGAGCATGACTCACCAAGAGGTGGTCGATGTCAAGATTGAGGGTGTTGAGAAGCGTCTGGATAAGATGGAAGACATTGTTTCTAAGATGCTTGAGAACCAGCAACACCAGGCTGTCAACATCGCCCAGATCTGCCAGGCCACAAACGCCAACTGTAGCAGCGGTAACTAATATGCGCCCTGAGATCCTCGATTACGCTGAGTCGCTCGGCTACAAGGTCTTCGAGTCGGGGGCCTACAACGTCAACATTATCGGCGTCCGCTCAGTTGATCATAAGGCCAACAGCTTCGACGATGTCATTCATTGCGTCTACAAGGACGACGATGGAGCCTGGGTACACAAGTCATGGGCCTGCACGACTGAGCCCGGTAACTACTGGCTCGAAAACCCTACGAATGTCAACGGCACCGCCATTCTTGTGCCAGGCCAATATCGAGGCGTTTGGAAGATCGACAAGCATCAAGGAAAGTACGATGCGCTCTGTCAGAGGAACGGTAAGGTCAAGACTTATCGTGACAGCAATAAAGACGACATCGTTGATTGTGATGTGGAGTCTATTACTGAAGGCTTCTATGGCATCAACATTCACAAGGCCGGGGCACACTCGACGCAAGTAGATCGATGGTCTGCCGGATGCCAAGTGTTTGCGAACGCTGATGACTTCGCTGAGTTCATGGACATCTGCTACAAGGCCAGAGACAAGTGGGGCAACTCATTCAGCTACACGTTGGTGCCTGAAGAAGCAAAACGAGTAGTCTGATGGAAGCCCTCGTTGATTCCTTGTTGGCTGATGGTCACCTCGGCATCTTCGCAGCGTTCCTGGTCTTTCAGTTTGTCACGATGCAGAAGCGCTTGGACAAGCTCGTTGAGGGGTTCCAAGAGCAAATTGAAGAGATCCGTAAGGACTATGACGAGCGCATCGAGAAGATACGTGAACGATACGACCGAGTCATTCAAGAGTATCGGAACAACGCTGACAGTCAGTCCAAAGATTTTTTGATAGCACGGACTAAGGTACACAACGACATCGTTTCTCGACTCGACCGCATTTTAGACCGCGACAAGTAAGGAATACAGCCATGTCATCACCAGCAGAAACGCCCACACCTGTCGACATCGCCAATCTGGACATCGGACCAGAGCCCCCAGAGCTTTCAGAAACGCTTGGTGTCGCCTCAGACATCACGGCTGCTGCTGATGCGGCGAAGTCGCTGGGCGGTGACCACGCGCCCGTGGTGGCTGTGGCGCTGGCTGGAATGGCCGTGGCTGGTGGATCGAAGGCCTTCAAGCTGTACCGTGACTGGGCTGAGCAAAAGCATGAACGGGAGATGAAGAAGCTTGAGATCGAGTCTCAGAATCAAGGGACAGAGGGAGAGCCCCCGCCTGCATGCCAAGAAGTGAACCGTCAAATACTCGCTGAGTTGAGCGAACTCAAGTCGAAGGTTGCGAGCATCGAGAAGAAGACATCCAGTATCTCTGCCGACTTCGACGGTGACGATGTCGAGCGTAAGGTCAAGCGTATGAAGAAGCGTGTCGACGAGTTGTTTGAGATTGTAGAGAAGAGCTAAATCAGCTTACTGATTAACGTCAGGATGGAAAGGACTAATGCCGCAGAAGAAAAGATCATCGCTCGTCTATTGGCACGCCAACTGCGCTCAACACCATGTCTCTTTACTTCAAACTCGAAGTGCTGCTCAGGCGTCCAGTCAGGAATCTTCTGAGTGTACTCAGGACACTTCCGGTGCTCCCACACAGCGTCCTCAGGAACGTCAAGGCCTCGATACATCAAGCAGACGCCTGCCTGTTTGCTAGCACCGTTGTAGGCCTTGTAGAAGCCACATCGTCCGCATCGAGCCATACAGTACTCTACCAAAAAAAACTGACAGAGAGCCCCACGCCCTCTGCCAGTATTCTCTTCATTACCCACTCACCATGTTGGTGAGACATCAATCTACTGCGTTCATGATTTTTCGGCAAGACTTACAAGTAATAGCCATCCGATCTGGGCTGTGAAAGACCTCTTCAACTGACCTACCGCAAAGCGTTTTTGTAGGCTCCGGCGTCTTCTTCCAGAAAAGAAGGAAGCATGGCTTCCTGCGCTCTTTGGTTTTGTGCATCTTCTTACTTGTCGCCATATCAATGTACTTCTCGCATAAAGAAACCCCGCTCAAGTCGTGACTCTCAAGCGGGGTCAGGTTTAATCCACGGGATTAGTTGGCAGCCCCAGCCTATCTGAGGTTACCAAAAGTAAACCCTGCACCCCCACCCGGTAGGAATCGCCCATGCTCAACCCCAGGCATGGGATTAGACGATGTGGGTGGGGGTGCAGGGGGGTCGCTTAGCTCTTTTTAGCCGGTGTCGCGCCAGCAGGGGTAGGCGCGATGGCGTCGTTGAGCATATCCAGAACCTTCATCAGGCCCTCTGGCGGGCCGTCATCACGCGCGACCACCTTGACATCGTACTTGGCGCTGTTGTCGCTCTTGCGACTGTTCTCGCTGTGGTTGGCTACGGAGCCGTGAACGGTCACGTCACAGCTAAACAGGCCCGCGTTGTACTTGGCGTGAGCCGTAAGCTCAGCCTTTGTGTCGGATGTCGTCTTGCTGGATGTCGATGACTTCACTTCCATGGTGAAGCGGACCTCAGCTTCCTTCACAGAGAGCGAGGGTGTGTTGATGATCGCCAGAAGTGGAACCTGTAGATCAACCTTCTCCAGTGATGTGGAACCATCAGGAGCCGTGGTGGGGCGGTTGAAGCTGAAGTCGACCGTGCGGGCGCTCATGTTGCCACCACCGGCATCGTTCAGTCCGACATCCTTGATGAAGTCGCTGGAAGCCTTGGCAAGGAGCGTCTGAGCGCTACAGGCGGCCTTGAGTGGGCCACCGATAAGCTGGTCCATGGGGAGACCACCAAACTGGTCTGACATCTTTACAAGTTGATCTGGCATCATTTACTCCTATGGAATCAGCTTGATTAGCTGGTCATCGATTCTTGCATAACCTTCAGGGGGTTCACTGCCCCTGAAAATCAGCTTTACCTTAGCAGCATTGTTCTGCTTTTTGAACCATGACGGAGTGTTGGCACAAGGCCGGACCATCAACTTGCCTTTCTTCTTGTCCGCCGTAAGCCCAGAGATCTCAACAGACATCTCCACTTCAAGCGTATCCACACGCAGGCTTTGACCCGTCGTGAGCGACTGGAGGGGGACCGGAACTCTCTTGTGTACCAGTACTCCATCTTCCCATGTTGGGATTTCCATGACGACCATGCGAGGTACATAAATGGGCCTTCCATGTTCATCATTAAGTGGCTCCCCGGAATCATCAGTCTTTTGCTCCCAGAACTCCTCGTTTGTAATCGAGTCAAGCTCATGGCGCTCGGCAATATCTGTGGCCGCGATGACGGCAGACTGAATGGAATGAACGATGTCGTCTAATGAATGATCAGCCATTTTTACTCACTATTACTTTTTCTTCAGGCCGTAGTTGTCCCTCGCCCAGCCTTCACCCTTGAGACTGAAGTTTGTGGAAGCGATCTTCCGAGTCATCTCAGAAGAGCACTGCAAGCAGACTGGGCTTGGATCCCCGAATGCTTGCAGCACTTCTTTTTTTGCGCCGCAGTCTTCACATACGAACTGATATAACGGCATCGTATCAGTCGTTGAAGACCACAGGCTCTGGCTCTGGTTCACCAGATGCTGCCGCTGGCTCAGCCGTGACCGTAGCAGACGTTGTCGTCTTCGACGCGATTGCCTCTACAAGCTTCTCGATCATTCCCGCAAGCTGTGAGTCATCGGTCTGACGGTTGGTCAGAGCATCGACAACCTCTTGAGGAATAGGATTTGTTTGCACGTTCACGGTAGTGGCCACGGGGGCTCCGTTCCGGTACTGGAGATCCTCATTGTTGTCTACATCCACAAACTTCACCACAATGAACAGACGCTCGACCTTGTCTGAATCATGATCAATCTTGCTCTCAAACTCAAGCAGCTTCCAGTCGCCGTTGGGCTGGCTGTTCCGAATGGTCTTCGTCATGCCTGCGATGGTTGCATTTAGCATGTTTGCCCATGTCGGCTCAGTCACGTTGCCCTGGAGGTTGTGGAGGGGCCATGACGAATCAGCCAGACGAGTCCGGTATCCCTCACAGTTTGATCCCTGTGCATCAGTGAGTTGCTGCTCACCGAACACATCATTCACCACTCGCAGAAGCAGGGACGTTTGGTTGATTGTAGGGATCTCAGATTCATTCGACTTAGGCTTAGTACGCTCGCCGAATGGATTCTTCGCCTTCTTAGCTTCATCAAACAAACTCATAATGTTCTCCTTTACTTTCTTGAACGATTTGTTTTTTTACTTTCAACTCTAAGGTTTTTCTTCGAGTTGTTTGTTGGGTTTCCATCTTTATGATGGACATCTTTTCCATCGCCTTTCTTAACTCGTTTCAACATGGTCATGATACGGCGAGCACGATTGCGCCCAGCGCGCCTCTTCTTTTGCTCTGGCTTGCTGTGGTACTGCTCGTACTCGCGTTTGTAATCACGGGCCATGCTGTCGATTAATCCTCAAGCAATGATTCTTCTGCGTCCGTTTGCTGCACAAGCTCATCAAGCTGCTCAGACAAAACGTTCATGGTGTTGACCTCTGGAACCTCGTTCATGTCTACCACGTTGAGATCCTCAGCCGGTGCATCTTGAATCCCGTCGTGCTCGTAAGCGCTTGTAGTGGTGTCGTCCATGGTGACGATGCCGCGAGCAAACGCATACCGGAGGCCGGTCTTGAGCGCCATCTCGATGGGCCACTGACCCCACGGAGACTGGTTCTTGTTGCGCTTGTAGGAGTCCGAGTTTGCCCGACGCTTCTCGATGTCGGCCTTGCGGATAACGACGAAGTCCTTGCTGCCGTCCTTGTAGTGGGCGACCACATAGACCGCTACCAGGGTGTCCCAGGACTGCTCTGCCGAGAGATCAGGAACGTGCTCCAGCTTCGGCTCCGTTCCCTCGATGACGTGGAACGTGTCACTCTCGAACACCGCCTTGGTGCGGAGGCGCACACCGCTCCGAGCGGCGAGCTTCGAGAACCCTCGGTGAGATACCTGCCACTGTAGGCTCTTGCCTCGTGGAAGCAGGTAGACATCTGGAAGTGGCCCACCGGGCATCAAGCCTGTCATCGCCGAGAGGGCGACGGCCTGGGCTACTGATGCGGGGTCACACCCGTATAGACGGTCATTGGTCTGTGCAGCCTGACGGAATGCGAGAGCTACACGGCCTGCTGCCTTTGCCCCTTCTTCCGTACCTGCCATTGCCTGGAGGAAGTCAGAGGCCTTGGACTCTACGACATTCCTGAAGTGATGTGCTGGGTGGATTGCTGTGCTCATTTTTTCTCTCCTGTGAATGAGAACCTGAATGTTCGCGTTGGCTCGCCAATCTTAACGTAGTTCTTGGCGAGGTCTGGGTGATCAGCCTCGAATGAGGCCCGGTCGAATCGACTACGTGGCTTGCTCTGAGACCACGTAGCTACACCACTGATACCATATGCGGTGCCGATTTCCTCTTTTATTTTGTTCTCAAGCATCCGCTTCTTTTCGTCTAACTCGGCGCTCATGCGGCGGACCTCCTTGAGTTCCATGGCCAAGTCAAGGTGAGCCTCAGACGGCTCGATGAACTCCTTCGACTCTTGCTCGAATAGCTTAGCCAGGGATCTGGAGCATGCGGTGGAGCCGTCCACCTCTGGGGGCTTACCCTCTCGAATATGCCTGTCATACCAGTCCCTGACATAGTCAATCATCTTAGATTCGACTGATGAATCCCTGTGAATCTTGAAGCATCGGTACTCATCGTTCATGGTTGCGAAGGCAGCAAGGTCACATCGTTCATCATCCGTCACCGCCATCTGCCAGATACACTGGGCCGCGTAGTATGGCGGCACACCGTTGGAGCCTGACATGCCCCACTTGTGGTCGAACTTGCGCGTCGACTTGATCTCAAGCAGCCAGCGAGCGTCCTCCGACTTTACAAAAAAGTCTGGGCGCGCATGCATCCACTCCTCTGGCCCGATGATTGGAGCGGCCTCGTATTCTGGTCCCTTCTCGATCTGGACGTTGTTCAGGTGGGCATAGTGGGCACCAATGGCTGGCTCAAGGATGTGACCTCGTTGCGTAGCTGCGGACGAGGAGCTTTCAGTCAGACCGTGGGCTCGCGCCCATACATCCCATGGGCTGCTCCAGGGTGACAGACCGAGGATGGCCCCGATGCTGCTGCTCCCGATTGTGGGTAGGTTGTCGTTCATGTTTGTTTTTCCTGTGGTTTGATTTATGGTATCACGATGTGATGTTCTGAACATCACTGAACCGGACATTTTCTGACTGGACTTTTTATGGACATCCGATCATTTCGTGAAAGCCAACCTTCATTCAACAGCCGATTTGGCTTCTGCAAGTGGATGAACGAGACACTCAACCCTCAAGGGCTCAGTGTCTCCGTTGCTTACCTTCGAGACCTTGAGTCAGGCAGGTCAATACCGTCGCTGCGTCTTGCGATTGCCATCGAGGACTTCACAAAAAAGAAGGTGACGGTGAGAGACTGGCTCGGACTTCAACTGCGATGACTTAGGCTTCGGCTACGTTGGTGCTCTTGAGGATGAACATCATGCTGGCGTAAAGCTGTGCAAGTTCAAACTCGTTGCTGAGAATCTCATTGAGCCTTTCTGCACTCTCCGCTTCGCAAACAAACTCGTCGTCTGCATCTCTGATGACGAAGCCGTTTCCGGTCTCGACCATGTACCAACCTTCCGGTAGTCTTTTCAATACATCAATCATTTTAAGAGCACCCGAGCTTAGTGTAGAGTCTTTGACGCTTCCGAGCGAGTCCATGCATTGCTCCGCTATCGTCAATGCAATCAATAACAATCGGATCTTGCTTCTGTGGGTGGGGTCGCATGACGCGACCGATCCTTTGCTGTATTCGGCCCATAGCTTTCGTCGGAGTTGTGAGTACAACAGTGTCGAGTGATGGAAGATCAAGGCCCTCATCTGCGACGGTTGTGGCACAAACGACTTGAATCTCTCTGTTATCTGCACGTTCTAAAACCTCTGCTCTTTGTTTCTTTGTCATTCGACCGACGAGGGGTTCTGCGACGATCGAGTGTGATCGAAGCACCTCGGCAATCTTCATGCAGTGATCAACACGATCAGAGAGCACGAGGATCTGTCGGCCATTTTCACATGCCTTCACGACACGGTTGATGATCTTCGCGTTGCGTTGATCGTCGGTTGTCATCTTAGTAATCAGCTTCGACCAGTCGACTCGATTCGGCGGACCACTGTAGTCAGTGAATAGCCACTCGATTGTTGGCGCTACAACGTGCCCAGACGCAGTCAACTGAGCGTTGGTGATCTCGTAGACCGGCTGACCGAAGTGCCACCACAGAATCGAAGTGAGGCCATCGGGCCGCTCTGGCGTAGCGGTCAATCCGAGTCGGTGTCTTGCTGGCATGCAGAACATGACAGAACAAAACGTGTGCGCTGGAACGTGGTGTGCTTCATCAACGATACACAATCCGAACTGACGCCCGAACTGGTAGCGCTCTGTAAATGACATTCGTTCAAGAGTCTGGAAAGTTGCGACGACAATCCGTCCAGAGTCATCTTTCTTACCCGCGCCATACTGAGTTGCCTCCTCGTTGAGCATCGACTGAATCCGATTCATCCACTGCACTGCCAGGTCATTCGTATGGACGAGCACCAATGCCTTGGTACCGAACTTCGTCATGGCAGATACACCGATGGCTGTTTTACCGGCACCGCAAGGGGCTACAATCACTCCCTCACCCTGATTGTTGAGCCACGCATCGAGCGCACTCTGCTGGTAGTCCCGTAGCGAGAACCCCTTCGATAGGGTCAACAGACGGGCGTCTGGTGCGGTCCTCTTGTCGATAATGTGGCCCAAGTCCATCTGTGACGCCGCCTTGCGGGGCACAGCGAGGCCTCCACCCCATGGGTGGTCCAGAGGGATTCGGTGACATGCATTGATGTGCTTGTCAGGAATCGGAACGTACTTGCCGTTCTTCCTCATGCCCATCGCCATGTCGTACTCAGGATTCCGAATCTGGAATCGGCTCAGCACCGTCTTTTCATTTTCATATCCAGGCGCGAGGAATACCCCGCCACCCAAAGCTGCCTTACTCATTATGCTTCCTTATTACTTAACTTTAGTACTTCATTCTTAGCCCAGACGTATTTTCTTTTACCCCCGAAACTCATTCTCTTCTTTTCGTATCCCAACTCTCTAAGTATCTCCGCTATTCGCAACTCATCTCGACGACTCATGCGTCCACGATCAATCTTCAAGCCCTCCTCCATGATGAGGTTCATTGTTACTGGGCCTCGTTGAATCATGAGGTAGTCGGATATTGGCTCGACCCATGGGTCATCTTGACGATAGATCAGGCTGGAGTTGTGCCGCTCTTCGTCCGCCTCCTTGTCCAGATACCATGTCTCACCATTCTTAAATGCGACGATGGCCTCGGCCCACAGTTGGTCCCGGTTCTCACGCACCCAGTGAAGGTTGATGGCACTGACCTTGATGGGCCAGTACCGTCGAGATCCCGTCATGTCGTTGATGAACTGAGACTCATTCGTCGTACCTGCAAAGACAACGTGACGCTTCAGGGTGATCGCATGGCGTCCATACGCTGGTCGGAAGTTATCTTCCTGAGCGCTGAGGAACGCCTTGGTCGCACTGTTAGCGGAGCGCCGCACTGAGTCCAACTCAGCCACCTCGTAGATCCATGCACGAGCAATCTGGCTGTACGAGTTTGCAGAGCCGATGTCCAACGGCGTATCTGCGAAGTACTCGTCAGTGGCCAGTGTGCGGAACAGAGTGCTCTTACCAGCGCCCTGCTCACCCGCGAGGATGAGTACACAGTCAGCCTTGCAGCCTGGGCTGTAGGCTCGCGCAATGGCTTGAATGAGCCACTTCTCCGCCATCTTCTTGTTCAGCTTGGTGTCCAGGCAGTCCGTAGCCTCGACAATCCAAGAGCCCAGACGCGGCGTGCCATCCCACTGAATACTGTCCAACCACTCGGTCAGAGGGTTGCGCTTGTTCTCCTCGCCGATCAGTTGCACCGTAGCACTGATGGCCTCATTGCCGTACTCCAGTCCGTATGCACGAGAGACCCACAGAGCGATGCGCGTGTCATCGGTGTCCCTGTAGTCACGGTCGTCGATCTTCAGGACATTGGTGAACTCGTTCAACCACACACGGCCACGCCATCTACGGTCCCGTCGAAGGATGATGTACAGGTTGTTCTTGTTCTTACGTGGTCTACCAGTCGGGTTACCGTCACGGTCCAAGTACTGATCCATGAGGCTAATGACACGAGCGTCACCAACGTTTTCAGGGATGACTTCTTCTTCTTGAGGTTGATTGGGCTGATTGATGCAGTTCTCGGATTCAGCGATGTTCAGCAGGTCAGCGAGTCTTCTTTGTCCAGCGGCGAGGACTTCATCGAGATCAGCCATCATTAGACTCCAGCGGTACGCGGTAAAGGGTGTTTTGGGGAAGGAAGTCACAGATTTCCGACGCATAGTTGTCGCCGGAGTCATCTGAGTCAGTTGCTATGTAGATTTTCATGTCAGTGGAGATGTCCATCTTAGCAAGCGCCTTGAAGCTACCGGAGGTTCCAGCGACGATTGCAAGATTCAATGACTCTCTGTAGGCCTGCTCGCAAGCACGCATAAAGTCTGTGATGCCCTCACAGATGAGTAGACCAGCAAGGTGACTGGTGTCCTCGCCACGCATCAATGATTGTGCTGCGGGGTTGGCCATCAGTAGTCCTCCGGCCTCGTATCCTGTAGGCCACCGTGTCTTGGTGACACCGTTCTGCCGTCCATTTACAAACGCCACGCTGCGGCAGTGAATACTGGCAAACGTGCCGTCTGGCTCGAAGCACGGTGCAGCGACACGATAGATACCGCCCCACTGATGTGGGAACCACTCAGGGTACTTGAAGCTATTCGGCAGCGGCATGATGCGGATGCACTGTGTGCTGTCCAGAATCTTCGGAGTAAAGCGCCGTTGAATCAGCCATCGGCTTAGCTGGTCTGCGAACTGGACGGGCTGACCGAGGGCTACCTCCGTGGTGCTCGTGTTTGCCCACAGGTCCAGAAGCTCTTCCTGTGGAGGCCTGACATAGCCGGGTGTAGGCTCCGGCCTCATGGTCGGAATCTTCTTCAGGTCGGGCTGTATGTGAGACGGGACGCCTGATGGTGTGCAGTACCCCTTCTCAGCGAACCAGTCTCGTACTGCGGATGTCTGCTCCTTTTCGAGATTCCGCACTGGCTGCTGAAAGAAGTGCTGGGCGACGAAGTCTACAACGTCACCCTTGGCTCCACATCGGTGGCACTTCCATGCCATCTCGCTTCGGGTGAACCCGACGGGTCCGCGCTTCTTGTCTCTGGTTCCACGCTCCAGCAGTCCGCAGGATGGGCACGGATGAATGGATGAACCATTCCCTCTGCCGTACTGAAGCTCTGCTGCTACTGTCGTAATGCGTGCGTTCTTGCAATCTTGTATCCACATTTGAACTCCTGACGGGGTCCTGAGAGAGCACCACCGGAAACCCGGTGGGCTCAGTCAGGAGCCCAACTTTCGGGGGGATCAATCCCCAAAGGGCTTGTTTCTGTAGTCGGTGTAAGAGCCTCCTACAAACTGTTTTTTTGTGACACGATCGTGCCGTCTACACGAGCGGTATGTTGACCCACGATGCTGTAGTGCATGCGAAGGTCGGGTGTGAGGGTGATGACAACCTTGAGACCTGTCTTCCGATAGACCCTGTTCACCCAGCACATGACTGTGTCGAGTGTTGGAGCTTTGGCCTCTCGCTTGAGGATGCTGGTGAGCCTCGCTCGACTGGTTCCGTAGACTGCTGCAACTTTCGAGTGTTGTCCTTTACGGAGTCCACCGAGACACTCAGTCATCTGGTACACCAGTTGATACGTATCAATACGCTCATAGTCTTCGACTTCGCCTGCTACGGCCATGCTCTGCTCTCCGTGTCTGCTGAAAATGCCCCGTTGTCGCAATACTTTCTCACACGGGGCGGGTGAGGCCTGTTGGGGCAGGAGCGTCACAGAACGTCTATAAATCCTGTGAGATCTCTCCCGTGGTCAGTTGCGACTGCCTTTGCACGCGAGAGAGTATTGATAAGACCATTGCTCTAAACTGTTCTCCGTATGACCCTGTTCAAAGTCAACGGTCTGATTGAAAAAAAGTAAGGTGGGGCCGCCGCCCCGCTTAACGGCGGCCCCGGTGACTCACTTCGCTGCCTCTTCCCCTTCCCCAAGGGTAGGAGCATCTTCGTCAGCCACCAATGTGAGTTCACGAATCGCTTCGATCGTGTCCGCCTGGAAGGTGATGTTGCCATCACGAGCCTTCTTAGGCAGCTTGTCGAAGACCTCTCGGTCAAGCATCGCCAGAGCATCTCCGACACCCATCTCTTCAAGGAGTTGCTTCTCCTTGTCCTTCTCGGCGTCGAGGGCGAAGGTGACTGCGTCGAGCAGCACCTTGGCTGTTTGCTCCCTGGTGAACCCAGAGCGCTTTGCAAAGAGGGCCAGAGCCACCTTCCACGGAATCGAGGAGGTTGCCTTGACTGGCTTGGACTTTGCTCCACGCTTGAGCTTGCCAGCGATCTTGACGGTGAGGTTCACGTCAATCTCAGAGTTATTGTCGATGTCCCGCTTAGCAAGCGAGACGGCCTTCGGGTTGATCGCCTTTGTGATGGCGATGATTTCTTGTGATGTAAGTTCCACAAGACTCTCCTGTGTTGTTGTTTAGGCCCCGTCAATCGGGAACCAGCGCATCTTTCTCTCTCCTTTGTACGTCACACGTACCTTCTGAAGCCCTTGCTCTTTTAGGGCCTTTGCTATCTTCATCTCAGTGAGCCTCTGCTGTTCTTCCCAGCCTCCTGGGTCTACAAACTCAGCGACTGCATCCGTGGTGATGTCATACCGTCTGTATGACGGTGGGTTCATCTCCAGGTACTGTCTCACCTTGTCCCTGAAGTCATCCGGCAAGTTTGTCCCGTAGATAAGCTGAGGCTCTATCTTCTTTGACGCTGCCATGATGCCAGACTTCAGTTCCTCCTTCGAGCAGACGATTCGGTAGTTTCGGGCCAAGTAGACTGAGACCTCGGAGAAGTCCGGCTCCGTCATCTTCTTGCCCTTGTAGTACTGCACACCGTCTCGTGTACAACTGAACTTATCGTTGAGTTTGTCGTCGCTTTTGATTGCCAAGTAGACCTTGTAGGATCCCTCTGCTTCTTCGATGTTTGTCATTGACTGCCTCCAGTCTTCTTGGGTACCACTGCTTGGCAAGTTTGTCAGCTTCTTTGTTGACGCTGTACATAATCATCAAGAAGTAGACCCTGGATATGGTTTGTAAGAGGGTGTATTCCTCAGTCACTGTTCTTAGACTTTGCGAGGTCGGCGAGGCCTTCCCAGTCAATCGTCGAGTTGCGAGACTTACGTTGCAGCTTCTTGAGTGGCACGCCCTTCTTGCGTGCGTAAGAAGCCTTGACTCCAATGAAGCTACGCTCTTGAGGAGTGTTCTCGAAGTTCAGCTTCTCCAGTACCTCATCGTATGAGTTGGATGTTTGCCAAGCCTCGATGAAAGAGGGCCACTCCCACTCTCGCTTCTTGTTTGTCTTCCGTGCCTTTCGTAGTGTTGTTACGTTGTCAGCCATTACATTCTCCTGTATGGTCAGGACAGATTAAGGGGTAATCCCATGTCTGTCAAGTGTGTTTTGTTGATTAAGACCGAGCCTCTTTAAGCTTCTGATTCACCCATCGGTGCTCGGCTTTGCGGGCCAGAACCCACATTCTCTGCTTCTGTGCTTCCTTCATCACCTTGCGTGCCTCTACCCCCTCGGCCTCCAGCTTCGCCCAGGGGATGACCTTGCGGTGGAAGCGTGCGTCACTCAGGTCCATCACTCACCTCCTTTGCTTATTGAAAGCACTACGACCTTGTCTGCGCGTAGCTTCTGAGACTCTTCCATATGGAAGGCTTCGACGGTATCCAATCCGTAGTGCCGTCTGACTTGCTTATCAAAATGCTTCAGAGTTGCTGCTATTGAATCCAGCAATGCCAGCTTTGTCTCTGTACGCTGCGAATATATTTCGCGAATATCTTCGCCCCACTTGTCCTTGCTGCGCTCGTAATCTTTACGGGTCCTGGTCCTCATCCTCCGTATAGCAGTGTTCAGGACGCACAACTCGTACCACGACAACCCTGCCGTATCTGAATCTATAAGGTCCATCACTCACCTCCAAAATCGTCAATACCTGTGACCAAGTCAGACTTCTTTACTTTGAGTGGGCCTGAGCCTCTGACATACCCACTCTTGGGTCCACGCAATCGACGTACACGGAACTGCGTATAAGTCTCACCATCACTGTTTGTCTTTGTGCGTGTCGCCAAGATATGCTCATGTGCCTTCGGTGTGTTGACCCATACACGCCAGTGGTGCTGACCTACATGGTGTAGACCGACTGTCCTCGTAGAACTCTGACGTGTATGCTTCTCCTCATGTATGCGGCGAGTCATTGAGATTCGAGTACCCTTTTCGTTTAGGGTCAGTCGCTTCACCCCGCGAAGTCCTCCTACTGTTGACTTGCGTTTTCCTTTCTTGGCAGGATTCATCAACACGCGAACGTCCGGCAGGGCATGAAGGCTTGCGAGTGCATTAATCGCAACACGCCTTTGGTTTCCGATTTGGATGCGAGTTTCCAACGGCGTATACCCTAACTCTACAGCTTTTAGGTCAGAGAGTGTGTCGATGATATCGTAGCCTCTGATTACTCTCTGCCCCTCAGCGTCACGTCCCACACTGAAACCGATTGGAACCCAACCAGACACTCTGTTCTTGTGGCGCTTGAGGTCTTCCGGCATTGGCGGCTCTTCATTCCATATCCAACCACATATTTGAACGCCTCTTCCAACTGAAGATGGTGAAGGCTCAATGTAAAACAGGAACGGCACATCTCTCGGTGTATCGGTGAGGTCTCGCCTGTTCATTTGAAACATGTACCCAAGACGCCATGGTTTATCGTCGCGGCACAACGGTATCTCATCGAGTCTGCACTCTTGTTCACTGAGCAGATCGAAACTTGCGGATGTAATGTTTACAAGTCTGCGACCACCCTGAAGCCAGCGAGTCAATCCGCCAGCCGAATCGTTGACCAACCACCGTTCTCTTACTCTGTAGAGGTCGCCACTTTCATCTTGTATGTTTTTGTAGCTCCACTCAAACCTTGGCCCGTTTGGGTCTACCTGCATCAAGTCTCTGATGACCCCTGGCTTCATGTTTGTCCACGGGTACTTGCCTGAGAACATTCTTGGCGCTGAGTGCATTTGACCAAGATACTTATTGATCAGATCTGGATTCTTTACCACATCGAACGCATCCATCACTCACCTCCTTTCAGTTGCTTGCGAATCTTGCGTCCGCTGTAGATGTGCTCACGGGCTTGGGTTGCCTCAGAGCGAGTCAGGTACACATGGCTCTTGATGTTCGAGGACTCGTAGGTTCCAATCGGACGACGCATGCAGTAGTTCACGTAGTCGTGGCTGGTGTATTTGAACTCTGGGCAGCCCGTGGACTGGCGGAATCGCCACTGCTTCGATGTTTGAAACAACTCTCCAGTGCTGGAGTCAAAGAACTCCGTGACGCCGTTCGGCTTCGGCTGTGCCCATGAGCGGTTGGTTGAGATGATCTTTTCACCGTTCTTAGAGAACTCTTGAATGGCAAGAGGCTCGCTCGGAACATTCGACGGGATGTGGATGGTCTGAGGCTCGCTGACGATTGATCTGCGAGGCGCAGGCTCAGAGACCTTTGCATCACCGCACACCATCGGCACGATGGTAGCGGTCATCGTATCGGTGTTGTCGATGAGCATGTCCAGTACTTGCTCAGGGGTTGATGACTCGATGATAGAGTCGGCGATGACAAGGGCTTCGATTCTGATTGTGTAGGCTTTCATTTTACTGCTCGTTTGTGTTGATGTTCTTCAGCGCTTCCCGCGCTGCGATACCGGCTTGGACAAAGTCGTCCTCACCCATGGCTTGGTCTTCGAGAACCTTTGCCGCAAGCTCTTGCCTGCCGGCACAGTGCGCCTCCCAGTCCTCACTGAAGCTCTCATCCAGTCTGCGTACAATCCATCTCAGTGCCGAGATTGCGGTGCGCGCTTTCCACTCATCTTTGGGCTCGGCTTCTGCCCTTTCGATGGCGTCCTTGGCAAAGCCGAGGGTGATGACGGCCTCCAGCATGGCTTGGTGTGGGTCCGTCAGCGGGCACCATGCATTTGGATAGTTTGTGTATCTTGATTCACTCATTTCAGTTCTCCTGTGTTTGTAAAGTATGTCGATTAGGGAAAAAGGGGGAGGACATATTATGCCCCCCACTGCTCTTGCAAAAGGTCAACGAGTGAGTCAACCTCGTCGTCTGTAAGCTCCACCTCGGTCTTCGGGCCGGGAAAGGTGCGTACAGCCTCGACAACCTCGATGTGGTCGCCAAGGTCCGCCTCTGCGGGGAAGAAGTGACCAGTCACCTCGATGATGTGCTCTTCGAGAAGCTCGTCGGTCTCCTCGTCTACAATCTCTCGAAGTAGTTGGACTCCGACCAGCATGGTGTCTCGGGGAAGTGATGAGCGTCGTGTGTTCCAAAGCATGTTGTGCTCCTGTTTGTTTGCGGGGTGAGGGAGGTCTGACAGCAGATTACTGCGGTTAAGTTTTATCGTCAAGGGTTTTCATTGAAAAAAATATCCAAGGCTTGCTGAAAGCACCCATGCTCTTCTGAGCCTAAAGACTCGGATGCATCAGAAAATAGAGTCATGCAGCTAAGAAACTTCTTGGAGTCTACATGTCCGAATATATCGAGCGCCGTCTTATCGGAGTGAGTCAACACCAGCCGAGTACACTCGACCAGGCGAGGTCCAAGCAGGTCGTGCTTCAGGAACTCTCTGGCATGGTCGAGGTCACGGATGGCGAAATGTTGCGACACTGGGCTCGAATGAGGTCGCATGCCTTGCGGGAAGATGAACCACATCCAGTGGCCCACCTTCTTGCCTGAAGACAACTCTCTCTTGATGGATGACATCATGTCATCATCCACAGCATCACGGAATCGAGCCAGGTCAAACGGCATGCTTGAACCTTGCAAAGTTCCGAACAAAGGACACCGGAGTGAACTTTTCCTCGAACTCTGGCTGATACCCATGCTTCAACTTGAAAGCCCTGATGAACTGGAAAGCATCGCAGTCTTCCTCAAGGTAGACCGTCTGTCCGTTGATGTATGAGAAGGAAGAGATCTCCGTCTGGAGACCCAGGTCCTCGACCATGGACAGTGGAACCTCCATCCATCCATGGCCCTCGTCTGTGTGAAAGGTGAACTTCATTGCGAATCTCCTTCTGGCCACCAGGGCGGCGGCTCGGTTGTCTTGTTCCACCGGGCGAAGCTGGCCTTCTCTCCGATGTAGAACCGCCGATAGGATTCGACGGCATCGTCACTCTTGTACTCGTCTGGCATGCACAGCGGGTGAGGCGTGCGCTTGAGGTTGTACAGGGACAGGTCTCGGCACTGGTCCATGCACTCTTGGATGACAGCCTCGGACTTGTGTACCTTGCCGTAGCGGCGCGTGTACTCCTTCGCGAGGGCCATGCCGTGGTCATAGAGCCAGATGAAGTTGCCGAGGGTCTCACGGGCCCACACAGAACATGGATGGTTGAGGTGGGCAGACTTGTAAGGGATCTGCCCACCCAACTCGTTGACAGCCGTGGCAAGCATCTGTGCGCTCTCCAGGGTCATCTTGACGACGTGACGGTCACACTGCATGCGTGCTGCGATGCCGGGTGAACGGTCAAGGACGAAGATGTTCATCACTCACCTCCTCTCAATAACAAAGCCAGGAGTCTTCAGTATCGACAAAAGAGTTGCTACGTCTTCGTATGTTGGGCGTCCTTGACCATCATCGTGCCAAGGTTCGCCTTCGTTCAGGCATGTGCCATGACTGTCGAATATGTCATAGAAATGGTCAGGGTCATCGGCTAAGGTTTTGCCCAGCCAGTTCACGGTTACAAAGTAATACTGACCGTCGATGAGATATCGTGCGATTGTTTCAGTATGAGAGTTACTCATTACTCACCTCCTTCGGTGATTAGTTGGTTGTTGTTGATGCGGACCAGCCCACGGTCCAGGGCGTCCTGAAGCAGGACATCGAAGCTCGTACCCTGAGGGTGCTTGCTCCAGTTGGGCAGTTCTCGGATGTCGAACTCGTTGTCCGGTTCCTCGGCCTCGTCGAACGTGTACCAGTAGGTCGTCGGTGCATCGAAGTTCTGGCCTGAGTAGACGTGGTACACGGAGACCTCGCTGTCGCCTACGCTGACGGTGAACGCCACCTGCGGTGGAATCATTACGAGTGGCATCACGCCTCCTCGACTTCGATGACTCGCTCGATGCCAAAGGCGGCTACGTGGTCGATGAGTCCATCAGACGTGGAGACTGTGACGCCATCGCCGTAGCCGTGCTCGTCTACCTCAATGTCAAAGGCAAGGCGCTTGGCCTCGTCTGGGCTTTCCGCCTCGATGGTGGCGTGAATCTCGATGGTCGCGAGGACCGTCACTGTGTAATCTTGGAAGTCGGACATGGTGTGCTCCTTAGTAGGCAAGTAGTGAAATGGTTTGAAGTGCCAAGAGGCACAGGGCTGCGATGTTGCAGGCGGTCAGGTACATGGTTGCTCCTCGGCTGCTCGCATCCGAGGCATGACGCAATGGTTGGCGCGGTCAATGGCGCGCAGTACATCGTCAAGACGAGCTATCGCTGCGCCCACGGCCTCGACGTGAGCCTGCTTCTCCGGGCTCCATGGTCCGGTTTCGTGGTCAGGCGACTGTGCCGCGCTGGCATACTCACCCTCCAGCAGAGAGCGGATGCTCTCCAGCTTGTTGGGTATCTGGTTGTGGATGAAGTCAACCTTGGGTTGTGTGTACGTGTCGCTCATGATGGGCTCCTGTTGTTTGAAGGGGGCGCGGTTTTGGTAGAGCAGACCGCGAACTGCTTCCCTCTCCCGGTTACTTGGCAGCTTGTTGCTGCTTGAACTCTGTGGCCTTGGCGAGCACCAGCTTCGCCGCCTTGTCTGCCCTTGAGGCTGCTCTGACGATGGCCTTGGGGTCATCCTTGAGGACCTTGAGCCAGTGGCTCAGGTACGCAGCGTGGTCAGGCCGTGGCTGCTCTGGCTGGCTGATACCGGCATCGCAGCAGAGGAACGCTGCACCAAGCTCAGCGACCAACTCCTCGAAGGCGTAGTCCTCCGTATAGTTGCCGTTGTGCTCCTTCTTGAAGCGGTTGAGCCTGGACTTGTGGCCCGTGCTGTGGATGGCCTCGTGGAACGCCGTCTCGAAGTAGGCGGCCTCATCCTCGAACTGCACGGAGTGCGGCAGTTGGATGAAGTCATCCGATGGGCGGTAGAAGGCGCTGCCGCCTCCGTGTCGAACCTCGACCTCAGTGGCCCAGGCGTTCATGATACGCATGGCCTCACCAAAGGTTTCGCCAGCCTGAGGGCCGTCGTGCTCATCGTGTGACACTGGAGGAGCAGGAGCGTACTCGCTGCCCTCAGCCCACTCAATCTGGCAGGCATTGAAGACCGTGTACAGCTTGAGGAAGCCGTAGGTCTCAGGCTCGCCATCGGACCCGATGACAGGCTGGCCCTTGTCCTTCTTCTGAGCGGTGACCCAGCGCACGATGCGAGTGCCCTTCTCACCCTTGCGGACTTGGCCGCTCTTGGCCTGGGCACCCTTGTAAGTGTGCCATACGTCAGAGTGGTAGCCGTTGTCGATAGCCGCGCCCCAGAGGAGCAGGACGTTGACGCCGCTGTAGCAGTCGCCGGTAGCGCCAGAGACTGGGCGATTGAAGCCGCCCCCTCCGGTCCAGCGCTTGCGCCACTTCGGGGTGCCAGCCTCGATGGACTCGATGATGATGTCAGTAACTACTTTGTATGGATTGAACTTGGCCATTGTGATGGGCTCCTGTTGTTTGTTCAATATGGGTATACACCCGTTTGGTTTCGACTGTCAAGTCTGTCAGTGGGGTGCCCCCCCGAAGGGGGGCGGGTTGGCTTAGATGCCGAAGGGGATGAAGGAACCCGTCTCTTCGTCGAGCGGTAGGTCATGGGTCAGGATGTCAACCTTGAGGTCTTCGTCAGCCCAGGCAGCATCGACTTCCTCGATGATGTCAGAGACTGATGGTGTGCTCCACTGGAGCAGGCCCTGGTCGAATCGCTGCCACACTTGGCCCTCAGGGCCGATGACGGGAACGATGATGATGTCGCCAAGCACTCGGCGGATAGCGATACCCGTGAGTTGAATGGTCTTCCAGTTGGATTGATTAGGTTTGATGATACACTTCCTGTGTGTCGGGGTTTGTGAAGTTTGCCTCTCACCCTTGGCTCTTGTGATGAGGCCAACCGTTATTGTGCAGGAAGCCATGCCAGTGGGCCTCCAGTCGTTTAGGGTCGGTGCTGTCGAAGTCGAGGGTGTGAACCCCTGACGGGCCGGTCATGCAATACCTCCGGTCGCCGGTTGTCCCGCATCGAGTGATGGTGAGGCGACAGGGCCCGACTTGCACCAAGCCTTGAGATTGGAGGTGGCGGGCGTATCGCGACAGGTCCATGATAGCCTGCCGTGCTCCAAGGTTACGCAAGGGGCACACTGAGTCCAGCACCATCAAGTCCAAGTCGTCAATGTCCAGACCCTTGCGGTCTATCCAGTACGCGGTGGTGTCCGTTCCAGTGCGGCGGAAGTAGAACGTCACAAGGTTCTCCTCCAGGCCGAACCGGATTTCATCCATGGGTCGGCCCGAGCGGGCCGGGAAGGTGAAGCGTAGGGTGTCGATGTCGCGCCTCATGCCGCACCCCCAGTGCTTCCGGTCGCGAGGGCGTGCTCGCTCCAGAACTGGGCGGCCTCGATGGCCTCGCTGGGCTTCATGCCTGCGTCCCACCACTCGCGTGGCGATGGGGTGGCGGACTGAGTGCCGTAGGCGGTGAACAGCATCAGGGTGCCATCCTCGACACGCATGCCGATGACCACCATGTTTCGGGCAGGCCGCATCGGCGCAGCGATGAGGCGCGAGGGGCCTGGGCGACCGTTGCGCTTCTCGTAGGTCACGCGGTCCTCAGTCACGGGCGCGTCTCCTGCGGTGGGCCCGTAGAGGGCAGAGGGCAGGCTCGGGCAGCCCTCGGGCAGGGTCAGCACCCTGAGCATGAAAGAGCCGTCCCAGTCGGCCATGGCCTCGTCGATGAACGCGAGGTGTTCGGGTTGAAGGTCGTGGTCATCGTGGGCGATG